TACATTTGCAAGTGGTTTAGAACGTTATATGTACCAAGTTTTAAAGAAGGCTAAAATAAAAGCTATATACGAAGGACAAACGTTTGTTTTACAAGAAGGCTTTATGTTTGATAACGAGAGTTTTGAAAGACAGAGTAACGGTAAGGGTGATATGGTTAATAGAGGTTGTAAAAAGATATTAAATATAAAATATACACCTGACTTTGTATCTGACTCATTTATAATTGAATGTAAGGGTAGAGCAAACGAAAGTTTTCCAATGCGTTGGAAAATGTTTAAAAAGTATGTAAAAGAAAACTTACCTCATGTAACTTTATATAAACCCCAGAATCAAAAAGAATGTGATAAAGTAATAGAATTAATAAATGAAAGAAATAAACAATAAAATACTATCGGATATAACAGTGCACATGAAGTACGCTAAATATATTCCCAAGCTACAACGTAGAGAAACTTGGGAAGAGCTAGTTGATAGAAATAAACAAATGCACATAAGAAAATATCCGAGTTTAAAAAATGATATAGAAACTTATTATAAATATGTATATGAAAAGAAAGTCCTCCCGTC